GCCATTAGCAGCAGGAATAGTGCGTGATGCAAATTGAGCAAATCGGGATCGCCACCCTGATCCCGTTCGCTAAAAACAGCCGAACCCACGACGACGCGCAGGTTGCCCAGATCGCGGCCAGCATCCGCGAGTTTGGATTTACCAACCCGATATTGATAGACGAGGCTAACGGCATCATCGCCGGTCATGGGCGAGTTATGGCCGCCCGCAAGCTGAAGATGGCCGAAGTGCCTTGTATACGGCTATCCCACTTGTCGGACGCCCAAAAGCGGGCTTACGTTATCGCTGACAACAAACTTGCCCTCAACGCCGGTTGGGACGAGGCAATGCTGAAGCTGGAGTTGGCCGATTTAAAGGCGCTGGACTTTGACCTAGACCTGACCGGCTTCAACACCGCCGAAATAGACGCCCTATTAGCCGAGAAAGGCACGGAAGGGCTAACTGACCCCGACGATACGCCAGAGCCGCCCGTGGAGCCTGTCACGCGCCTTGGTGACGTATGGGTATGCGGCGAACACCGGGTGATGTGCGGCAGCAGCCTTGACCAAGCCCAAGTAGAACTTTTGTGCGCGGGCCAGCGGGTAGACATGCTGCTGACCGACCCGCCGTACAACGTGGCATATGAGGGCAAAACCAAAGACGCGCTAACAATTCAAAACGACAGCATGGGCGACTTGGACTTTAGGACTTTTTTGCGCGATGCCTTTGTTTCAGCCGATACGGTAATGAAGCCGGGTGCGGTGTTTTACATTTGGCACGCAGACTCGGAGGGTTATAACTTCCGAGGGGCTTGTCACGACGCGGGCTGGAAAGTGCGCCAATGCCTCATTTGGAAAAAGAGTCACATGGTTATGGGACGGCAGGACTACCATTGGCAGCATGAGCCGTGCTTATACGGATGGAAAGAGGGCGCGGGCCACTTATGGGCAAGCGACCGTAAGCAAACCACCATCCTCAACTTTGATCGCCCTTCCCGAAACGGCGAACACCCGACGATGAAGCCCGTCGCGTTGTTTGAGTATCAAATGCTTAACAATACGAAGGGCGGCGATATTGTGCTGGATTCGTTTGGAGGTAGCGGCACAACCCTGATTGCAGCCGAAAAGAACGGACGCATCGCCCGCATTATGGAACTAGACCCCAAGTACGTTGACGTGATCGTCAAACGCTGGGAAGACTTTACGGGCCAGAAAGCCGTGTTAGAGGCCACCGGCGAACCGTTTAAGGCTGCGGCATGAGAAATCGTCGCAAGGAGCAAACCATTAGCCAGCGCACCGGCCAACCCAAACAGGGCAATCAGGGGGAAGGCGGTGGTCGCCCCCGCTTTGAGATTGATTATGAGGCGGTCAAGAAGCTGGCGGGTATTCAATGTACGCAAGCCGAGATTGCCGCTTGGCTAGGCTGTAGCGTGGATACGCTGCTGCGAGACGAGAAGTTTTGCGAAATCTATAAAAGCGGTGTGGAGAACGGGAAGATGTCGCTACGCCGACACCAATGGCGTGCGCTAGAGGACGGCAACACCACGATGCTTGTATGGCTTGGGAAGCAATACCTCGGCCAGCGGGAAAAGAACGAGCTAACCGGGGCAGACGGTAAAGACTTGGTGATCACATGGCTGCCGCCCCAGTAGTTATTCCTTACGCGCCACGGAGGGTGTTTATGCCCTTTCATGAGCGCAATAAGCGGTGGGCGTGTTTGGTAGCTCACCGCCGCGCAGGTAAGACGGTCGCCGCGGTCAACGACATTATCCGAGCGGCTATGTTCGCCAAGTCGCCAAACCCGCTATACGCCTACATTGCCCCGTACCGATCACAGGCAAAGGCGGTGGCGTGGGATTATTTTAAGTATTACGCCCAGCCCATTACGAAAGACGTTAACGAGTCCGAGCTAACAATTGAATTGGTGAACGGTGCGAAGGTGCGGCTGTTCGGCGGCGACAACGCCGATGCGATGCGTGGCTTGGGCTTTGATGGCGTTTACATGGACGAGTATGGCGATTTCAAGCCGTCCGTATTTGGGAATGTAATTAGACCGGCCATGAGCGACAAGCAGGCATGGGGCGTGTTTGCTGGTACACCAAAGGGAAAGAACCAGTTTTGGGAGATATATGAAACTGCCACTCGTCTCCCTAGCGAGTGGTTCCTGTTGCGCTTACCCGCGTCAACCAGCGGGCTTCTCCCGGCGACAGAGCTAGCCGCCGCTAAAGCGCAGTTGGCCGAGGATCAGTACCTACAGGAGTACGAATGCTCATTTGAAGCGGCAATCCTCGGCGCTTTTTTCGGAAAAGAGATGCGAGAGGCGCAAGATCAGGGCCGCATCACCAACGTACCGCACGACCCCAACCTGCCGACGTACACCGCATGGGACTTGGGTTTCCGCGACGACACGGCCATTTGGTTCTATCAGGTCAGCCGTGGTGAGGTGCGCGTCATAGACTTTTACGCCGTCTCGGGCGAGGACATCCACGCGATTGCCGATGTGGTACGCAACAAGCCGTACCGCTATGCCAAGCACTACCTACCGCATGACGCTCGGGCCAAGAGCTTACAGACCGGGCGCAGTATCGTGGAGCAACTTGCCGCGCAATTGGACATCGCCAAACTTGCCGTTGTTCCCGACATCGGTGTGCAGTCAGGCATCCAAGCGGTACGCATGATGTTGCCGCGTGTGTGGTTTGACGCGACCAAGTGCAGCGATGGCATTGAGGCGCTGCGGCAATATCAGCGCGAGTACGACGAGGACAAGAAAGCCTACCGTCAGTCACCGCGACACGATTGGACATCTCACCCTAGTGACGCATTTAGAATGGTTGCGGTATCATGGAGTGAAGTCGCTGACAAGCCCCCAGCGCCAGAGGTTAAGCCGCTGATGGTGGGGCCGCAGAACACAGTCACGCTAAACGATATGTGGGCGGTTCACGACCGCACGACGTCAAGGAGAGCAAGGATATGAGCATTGTCAGCCCGAATCGCTACCCCTACGAAACAGTCGCCGCCTCGCAGACCGCACAGGTACTCGGTGGCACAGGTGCCGTGGGTGACTACCTTCATCGCATCGTGGTTACGGTCACGACGACCGGCAGCAGCACGTTAAGCGTTCTGGACGGCAGCACGACCGTCCTGACGATGGCTGCAAACACTCCGGTGGGCGTCTACAGCATTGAAATCAACGCCGCCTCGGCTACCGGCCCGTGGGCAATCACGACCGGCGCAGGGCTTGCGGTCATGGCTGTCGGATTCTTCACGGCCTGATCATGGAAGGCGTACTGCAACCGGAACTGGAAAAGTATCTCCGTACTATCGCGCAGTACGACAACGAGTTTGCCAAATGGCAGGCGCGTACCAAGAAGATCGTTAAGCGTTACCGCGACGATAGCCGTGGGCAGGGTGGCAACGAGGCCGCTCGCTTCAACATCCTTTGGTCAAACGTCCAAACGCTAAAGCCTGCTGTCTACGCCAAACTGCCGAAAGCCGACGTATCGCGCCGATTTGGTGATAACGACCCGGTAGGCCGCGTGGCGGGTTTGCTCCTTGAGCGGGCCATTGATTTTGAAATTGAGCATTACCCCGACTTCCGCTCCACCATGTCGTACAGCGTGGAGGATCGCTTCCTCGGTGGGCGTGGCACGGCATGGATACGGTATGAGCCGCACGTTGCCCCCATTGGCATTGAGGACGATGGCGTATCCATCACCTCCAACATTGAGCAGGGTGAGGGTGCGCCGCCTAACCTAGAGCAGATTGAGTACGAGTGCGCCCCAACCGATTACGTCCATTGGAAGGATTTTGGTCACTCACAGGCTCGCACATGGGAAGAAGTCACCTGCGTGTGGCGCTGGGTGTACATGAGCCGCGAGGCGCTAGCAGAGCGGTTTGGCGACGAGATGGCGCGGAAGATTCCGCTAGACCAAGGCCCAGAGCCGCTGAACGCTTACAACGAGGCCAAGCGCACCTATAACCGTGCCAAGATTTGTGAACTGTGGGACAAAGAAACCCAGAAGGTTTACTGGTTCTGCAAGGGAATGCCGCAGATCATTGACGTTCGTGATGATCCGCTCGGCCTTGAAGGGTTCTTCCCCTGCCCGAAACCGCTCTTTGCCACGACGACTAGCGACACGCTGGTGCCGGTGCCTGATTTCCTGCTGTACCAAGATCAGGCAATGGAGTTGGACATCCTGTCTGACCGCATTGATGGTTTGGTGAAGGCGCTGCGTGTGCGTGGCGTGTACGACGCCAGCCAGCCTGCGCTGCAACGCTTGATGACGGAGGGCGACAACAATGCGCTTATTCCAGTTGATAAGTGGATGGCTTTCAGCGAGAAAGGCGGCCTTAAAGGCAGCATTGACCTTCTCCCGCTGGACACGCTCGCCAACGCCCTCCTCAACTGCTACCGAGCAAGAGAGGACATCAAGTCCCAAATCTACGAAATCACGGGCATCTCGGACATCATCCGTGGGACATCCTTCGCGTCGGAGACTGCAACGGCGCAACAAATCAAAGGGCAATACGCGGGATTAAGACTGCGTTCCATGCAGGAGGACGTAGCCCTCTACGCCTCTGAATTGATACGCCTCAAGGCACAGGTGATGTGCCGCCACTACCAGCCCGAGACGATCCTTGCCTACGCCGCTGCGGGGCAGATGTCGCCAGCGGATCAGCAGTTGATCCCGCAGGCGCTGGAACTGCTCAAAGACAAGCCGCTGCGTAACTTCCGCGTGGACATTGCTGCCGACAGCCTTGTGATGCTGGACGAGAACCAGATGAAGCAAGACCGTATGCAGTTCTTGCAGGCATTTGGTGGCTTCCTCGCACAAGCCCTGCCGGTTGGTCAGGCCAGCCCGCAGATGGTGCCGATGATGATGGAGTTGCTGCGCTTTGGTATGCAGGCGTTTAAGGCCGCACGACCGATTGAAGGGCAGATTGACTCCACGTTGCAGCAGTTGCAGCAAGCCGCCGCCCAACAGCAACCGGATGGCGAACAACAAGGCAAGCAAGCCGAGTTGCAGGCCAAGGGTCAAATGGAAGCGTCCAAGATGCAGATGGAATCTGCGCTCACGCAGGCCAAGATGCAGCATGAGATGCAGATGGAACAACTGCGTAATCAAGCCAAAATGGCGATGGAACAGCAGAAAATGGACTTTGAGGCACGCTTAAAGGCGGCAGAACTGCAACAGAAGCAGGCTGCTGACCGTTACAAGGCTGACCTTGACGCCCAGACCAAGCTCATCATCGCGCAGATGGGCAAAACCATGCCAACACCCTCATTTGAGCAATGAAACGCACCTACGTTTACGTTGACGGCGAGTTTGTAGAGCGTAAGAAGGACGCCAAGGGGCGTTATCACTACGTCATGCCTGACATCGTGCCGTACAAAAGCATGATTGACGGCAAAATGGTCACTTCACGCTCGGAACACCGACGCCACCTCAAGGCCAACAACTGCATTGAGGTCGGCAATGAAGATCCGAGCAAGCATGTTCGGCGCGAAAAGCCGGTAGACACGCGCCTTGAGCGCATCAAGCACATGGTCAATACCCGACTGACCAACGAGCAAGCAGATCGCATACTGCGCGACTTGCGCCAACAAGCCAATTTCACCAATCCCCACAGGAGAGGCTAACGTGGACGAGCAGATTGAACGAGAAGAAGCCCCACAGGCTGATGTCGTAGACCGCCGAGCGATTCTTGAGCAGAGTTTAGAAGCGGCAGAGCGTGGCGAACCGATTGAACCCGTTGCCCGTGACGGCAAGGGGCGTTTTGCTACGCCAAAAGCAGCAGAACCCGCTGACGAACCGCAGGTGGAGGAAGAACCGCCCGTCTGGAAGCGTCCCCCGGCGTCGTGGAAAAAGGATTATCACGAGGTTTGGCAGAAAGCCGACCCCAAGATGCAGGAATACGCATGGCAGCGTGAGGAGCAGATGCGTGCGGGCGTAGAGCCGCTGCTCTCCAAGGCGCAATTTGCCGATGCGATGCAGGAAGCCATCTCCCCGTATATGCAGACCATACAGGGGCTTGGCTTAACGCCTGACAAGGCGGTGGCCGCGTTGATGGACGCTGACCACAAGTTGCGTAACAGCGACCCGCAAGCCAAGTTGCAGTATTTTTATCAACTGGCGCAGTCCTACGGCATCAACCTCGGTGCGATGCAAGGCCAACCCGCCCAACAGGGTCAGGCAGCATCGCAATCGGTTGATCCGATGGTGTGGCAGTTGCAGAACGAATTGAACAAAGTCCGTGGCGAGGTCATGGGCTGGAAACAACAGCAGGAGATGGCCGAAAACCAGACCCTGCTCAACGAGATCAACCAATTTAGTTTGAAGGCCGAGCATTTTGAGGATGTCCGACCGGCGATGATCCAACTCCTACAGAGTGGGATGGCGCAGACGTTGGATGAAGCCTATGAGAAGGCCATCAGACTTGACCCTAACTTGTTTGAGCAGGTGAGCAAGGCCCAACAGGCCGAGATCGTTGCCAAACAAGCCAAAGAGGCCAATAAGGCTGCGAAAGCGGCCAGAGCAGCAGCGGTGAGTGTCAGAAGCGCCACACCCGGCGTGAACACGGCTCCCAAGGCGGCAAATCGTCGCGCACTCCTAGAGGAAGCATTTTCCGAAACAGAGTCGCGTTTGTAATTAACTGATGAAGGAGTAATCAAATGGCATTTGCCAACTCAAGCATCAGCGACATCATTGCCACGACTATTCAGAGCCGTAGCGGTGAACTCGCTGACAACGTGACGAACAACAACGCGTTGCTTCGTCGCCTCAAGGAGCGCGGGAACGTCAAGACGTTCTCGGGCGGTAACGTGATTTTGCAAGAAATCATGTACAACGACCCGACCACCAACAACACGAATTCCTACTCGGGATACGAGGTGTTGAACGTCGGCCAGAACAGCCCGATTTCGTCGGCGCAGTTCAGCATCACGCAGTACGCTTCTGCCGTGACCATTTCGGGTCTGGAGATGATCCAGAACTCGGGCAAGGAGGCCATCATTGACCTTCTTGACGGTCGCATGGAAGTTGCGGAAGCCCAGCTTGCTAACCGCATCTCGGGCGACTTGTACGGCGACGGCACGGGCAACGCGGGTAAGAACCTCACGGGTCTTGCTGCGGCTGTTCCCGATGACCCGACTACCGGCACCTACGGCGGCATCAACCGCGCCGTGTGGTCGTTCTGGCAGTCCAAGGTGTTTGATGCGTCGGTCAGCGGCTCGGGCGTTGTGTCGTCCACCACGATTCAGGGCTACATGGACGCTCTTGCTGTCCAGCTCGTTCGTGGCACCGACAAGCCTGACCTGATCGTTGCTGACAACAACTACTACCGTTATTACTTGCAGTCGTTGCAGGCCATCCAGCGTATCACCGAGTCAGGTTCTGGCTTGGCGGGCGCGGGCTTTGCTTCGCTCAAGTACTACGGCGCTGGCATGGCGTCTGACGTTGTGCTGGACGGTGGTATCGGTTCCTCGTCGTATAACAGCGGCGCTGGCAACGCGAACCATATGTGGTTCTTGAACACCAAGTACCTGCATTTCCGCCCGCACAAAGATCGTAACTTCGTGCCGATTGGCGGCGAGCGACAGGCCGTTAACCAAGACGCCATTGTGAAACTGATTGGCTGGGCGGGTAACTTGACCTGCTCTGGCTCGCAGTTCCAAGGCGTGTTGATTGACTAAGGGAGTAACGCAAAATGGCTATTTCTACGAGTAATCTGATCGGCGTTGCTCTGACCTACACCGACACTTCTCCTTCGTTCAAGACCGGCACGACCGTGAACTTGGATGACGGCGGTCAGGCTGTGTATGTGCAGGCGGCTTCTACCGTCAGCACCTATATGGCGGTGTCCGTGAAAGGCGACAACACCGTTGTCCCGTTGACCACGACCAATTCGGCCAACAGCAAGGTCATTGGCTTTGCACAGGCTTCCATTGCGTCGGGTTCCTACGGTTGGGTGCAGATCGGCGGTAAGCCGGTTGTGAACCTTGCCGCATCGTGCCTCCCGGCTGTGCCGCTCTTTACGACGGCGACGGCGGGAACGCTTGACGATGCCACGGTAACCGGCGGTCTGGTGGAGGGCATCGTTGCCCTTACCACGGCGTCGGGTGCTACCGCTCTGACCTGCGTTGCGGGCTACCCGCACGTTGCGACGGGCGTCGTGGGCTTCTAACGATGCAACCTCTGGAAATCACGGTTCAAGCGGCGGGTACGGCAGAGGAACTTTGTTCCAATATCCGCTCGGCGCTTGGCCGTGGTTTACCAGAACTGACCCTCGCTCCCATCAAGCACGATGGCAACATGGTGTTGGTGGCGAGCGGGTGGTCTATGCCCGATTACATTGACGAGATTAAGGCGCACCGCCGAGCCGGTCGCCCGATTGTGGCTATCAAGGCCGCACACGACTTTCTGGTGGAGAACGGGGTTGAGCCTGACCTGTGGGTTAACCTTGACCCGCGTGACCGTACAAGCGGCATACAGCGGCTGAATAAGCACACGGTGTATATGCCCTCGTCACGCTGCCCACCGACTACGTTTGATTACCTCAAGGATCACAAGGTGCTGCTGTGGCACTCATGGGCAGAAGGCCCAGAGATGCAGGCTATCGGCCCCGGCAAACTCGCCATCGGCGGCGGCACCACATCAGGATTGCGAGCCATCAACATCGGCTACATTCTCGGATTCCGACACTTCACGCTGTACGGCTATGACTCCTGCAACCGTGCTGACGGCGTAAAGCGGTTCACGGGCGACAAGGCAGGCCAAACCATAGACATCTGGGTAGGCGGCCCGACCGGCAAGAAATTCAACTGCAACCTTGCTATGGCCCAGCAGGCCAACGAGTTCCAGAAGATTTACGATGTCATGGGCGATGTACAAATTGAAGCCCACGGCCCCGGTCTGATTGCAGAGATTCTGCGTGTCAGGCGCGAACGCGCGATGGCAGCCTGATGGCGATTCCTTCCCGAGTATTGGGGTCGGGCGTTAACCAACTCTCCACGGTATCTATCTGCGGGGACGGTAACGCTGCGGTGACGGCTGCTGGCACCTCAGCAGGCGATGCGACGACGCTGACGTATGTTTACAACAACATTACGACGGTAGGCTCGGGCGCAGGCGTTAAGCTGCCCAAGGCCGAAATGGGCGAGACGATTATTATTCGTAACGGCGGCGCAAACCCTTTAACGGTATACCCGTACAGCGCAACCGACACGATCAACACGGCAGGATCAGGAACAATCAATGTGGATTGCTCGGCCATGTTTTATGCCGTTAGCAACACGCTGTGGGAAGAACTGCAAGGCTTTGGCCGTTCGGTGCCGATCCTGCATTACGGTGCGTTTAGCGACACTACGCTTCAAACGGTGGCATCTATCAACACCGCCTACGCCATGACGTTTAACACAACGGACGCGGCTAATGGCGTCAGCATTGGCTCGCCCACCTCTCGGCTTGTGGTGGCTAACCAAGGCGTTTACAACGTGCAGTTTTCGGCACAGTTAGACGAAACGTCGGGCGGCACGGCCAATGTCTACATTTGGCTACGCAAAAACGGCACTAACGTCGCCAACACCGCCAGCACCGTTGCCATCCAAGGCACCGCAGCGCGTACCGTGGCTGCGTGGAACTTTGTCATTCAGCTTGAACCCACTAATTACGTTGAGTTGATGTGGGCAAGCGATTCAACAAACACTAGACTACTCGCTGCCAGCGCCACAAGCGTATGGCCTGCGATTCCCTCGGTCATTTGTACCATCACACAGGTCAACAACCTGTAATCCCCACAGGAGCAAGGACAATGCCACTAGATAGCGATGTTTCTAACGCCGACGCACAGTTGCACGTTGAGTTTTACGTCAAGGACGATGGCCCCGGTAAAGGCAAAACCTACTGCCGCATCATGGCCCCCGGCGATAAAACCAACATCATTGACCAGCCTGCACGCGATGACCATAAAGCACGGTTCCCGCGTCAATGGCTGTACTTCCAGACGCAACAGAGCGATGGCGTAGCCGCAGAGATCGGCACCCCGCTGTCGGAGTGGCACAAAGACGCTCCCGAGGAAATTACACGCGACCAGATCGCAGAACTGGTGATTTTGAAGTTTGTGACGGTAGAGCAGTTGGCTCTGGCGTCGGACGCGCAACTACAGCGCATTGGCATGGGTGGAGTTGGCTTGCGTGAGCGGGCAAAACTGTACCTGAACCGCAAGAACCGCGCCGAAAGCAGCGCAGAACTTGAGGACACCAAGCGCCAGTTAGCCGAGTTGCAAGCACAGATGGCGGCTCTGATGGAGGACAAACCTCGTCGTGGCCGCCCGCCGAAAGAGGTTTTAGCGGAGGCATAGTATGGGCAGCACGATGATTCAACTCATTCAGCAATGCACGAATGAGTTAGGCATCCCGACGCCAAACACGGTGGCTGGTAACGCCAGCCAAGAAACCGTGCAGTTGTTGGCGTTGATGAACGCAGCAGGCTATGAGTTGCTTCGTCGTGCTGATTGGCGTGAACTGACGCGCCAGCATACTTTTTACACCGAGGCGACAACCGCCACGGGTAACTGGGTCAATGGGGTGGCTGCGATCACCGGCCTTGCCTCTACAACAGGGCTGGATACGACGTATCAGGTGCAGGGCGTTGGCATTCCCAATGCGACCTACATCACATCCGTTGGCCCCACCTCGGTTGCGCTCAATTATCAGGTCACCGAGACGCAGGTCGGCGGGCAGGTCATCTTCCAAAAGGTGAAATATTCCATGCCTGCTGACTACTACAGCACGGTCAATCGCACGCATTGGGATAAGAGCAAGCGTTGGGAAATGCTTGGCCCCGAGTCACCGCAGCAATGGGAATGGCTGCTCTCGGGCTATATCAGCACCGGCCCCCGTATCCGCTGGCGTCTACTCGGCCAGTATTTCCAGATTTGGCCGGGTATGAACGCGGGCGAGTTGCTCGGCTTTGAGTACCGCAGCAAGGGCTGGGCGTATAGCCCGACCGGCTTGGTGCAAAACAGTTTTACCGCTGACAACGACACCTGCATTTATCCAGATCGCGTGATGGTGTTGATGACCAAGCTCAAGTACTTTGAGGCCAAGGGCTTTGACACCACCGCCCTGTATCGGGATTTCCTGATGGAGCTAGAAACAGCGGTGGCGCAGGATACGGCCGCCGCAAACCTTTCGTTTGCACCACGACCGGGAACTGTTCTCATTGGATACGACAATATCCCCGACTCGGGCTACGGCACGGGTAACAACTAAATGGCTTCGCCCACTCGCCGCCGTCTCATCCAGCGCACACAAGCCAATGTGGCGTCCCTCCCCGCCCCTGTGGGCGGCTGGAACGCACGCGATGCGCTTGCCAACATGGCCCCCACGGATGCCGTCACGTTAGACAACCTGTTCCCCGGCGTCAGCAGCGTGACGCTGCGCGGTGGCTACGACAAACACGCCACCGGCATGACCGGCCAGATAGAGACGCTGATGACTTACAGCGCAGGCACAACAGACAAACTGTTTGCCATCGTAGGCGGGAGCATTTTTGACGTTACATCGGCAGGCCCGGTTGGCGCGGCAGTCGTAACGGGGCTGTCTAACAGCCGCTGGGAATACACCAACATTACGACCGCAGGCGGAAGTTACCTGTATGCCGCGAACGGCGCTGACAAACCACGCCTTTACAACGGCTCATCGTGGACGGCCATTGACGGCGCATCCACACCCGCCATTACAGGCGTCACCACCACCACGCTTACCTCGCCCACCCTGTTTAAAAACAGGATGTGGTTTATAGAAAAGGACACCTTAAAAGCATGGTATTTGCCGACCGCATCGGTGGGCGGTGCAGCTAACGCGCTAGACCTGTCGTCGGTCGCGCATTTGGGAGGCAGCCTTGTAGCAATGGCGTCGTGGACGATTGACGCGGGTTACGGCGTGGACGACAACCTTGTTTTCGTCACCGATCAGGGCGAGGTCATCGTTTATCGCGGCACCGACCCCTCTAGCGCCTCCACATGGGCGCTGATTGGCGTGTGGATCATCGGTGCGCCAATTTCCAAGCGTTGCTTGCTGAAATACGGCGGTGATTTGCTGGTTTTGACGCTTGACGGCCTAATTCCAATGGCATCGGCGCTGCAATCGTCACGCCTTGATCCCAACGTGGCGCTGTCGGACAAGATTCAGGGCGCGTTTGCCGTTGCTGCCAAGACATATAAGAACAACTTTGGTTGGGGGATGCTGTATCACCCGCTAAACAATGCTTTGATTGTCAACATTCCTGTTGCCACTAACGCACAAGTGCAGTTTGTGATGAACAACATCACCAAAGCGTGGTGTCGGTTCACCGGCTGGTACGCAAACTGTTGGTCATCGCTCAACGATGAGCCATATTTTGGCGCTGATGGATACGTTGCAAAGGCTTGGACGACCGGAACCGGATCGGCGGGCTACAACGACAACAATCAGGCCATCAATAGCAAGGCGCTACAGGCGTTCAACTACTTTGACACCCGTGGCGTCATCAAATACTTCACCCGTGGCCGCACAACCACCTACTCCAACGGTCAACCGACCATTGGCGTGGGTATTGCGGTGGATTTCCAGACTGATGACTTCCTCGGTGCGCTGTCGTTTGTCGGCACCAACTATGGTCTGTGGGACGTTGGTCTATGGGATCAGGCCATCTGGGGCAGCAACACGATTGCGAGCAACACGGTTGTAGGATTGAGCGGTGTGGGTTATTGCGGCGGCATTATTTTTAACAGCAGCAGCAAGAACGTATCGCTTGAGTGGGCATCAACTGACATCGTTTATCAACTCGGATGGGCTGGAATATAGTCAGCGGCCCCCATGTGGGCCATTGGGTCATGTCACGCACCGATGGTGCGTATAACCCCGACCGCTCGGTTGCCATCGGGCTTGAGCGAGACGGCGAGCTTGTCGCCGGTACGGTTTACGAGATGTGGAACGGCAGATCGGTCGTTTGCCACATCACTTGGGATCAAATCACACCGGCTTACCTTGCCGCTGTGTACGACTATCCCTACAACGTCGCAAATGTTGATAAGATAATAGGGCCGATTTCCAGCAACCATACCCGGGCGCTGAAACTGGTCACGAAAATGGGGTTTTCGGAGGAAGCGCGTATTAAGGACGGCGCACCTGACGGAGACATTGTTTTTATGACGCAGACACCAGACAGGTGTCGTTTCTTGGAGCCGAGGTATGGGCAAAAAATCACCAGCACCGCCGCCAGCGCCTGACTACACCACCCTAGCCATCAAGCAGGGTGAGGCGAACTTGGCCGCTGCCAAGCAGTCGGCATATATGTCCAATCCCAACATCTACGGCCCCACCGGGTCGCAGACGGTGACTTGGCAGAAAACCCCGACTGTAGACACCGACGCTTACAACAAGGCATTAGAGGCATACCAGCAACGGCTGTTCTCTAATCCCGAATTTGCTGGCGCAGAGCCGACGCAAGATCAGTTCACGACGTACATTGAACAGCCGACCGTTCGGCAAACCATTAACCCAAACGCAGAAGCTGCGCTGCGTCAGCAAGAACTAGCGCAGTTGTATATGTCGCAAGCGGCATCGGGCGCTGCACAGGGGCTCGGCAACCTTGGAATCGCATCAGCCTTTGACGCCCGAAGCATCCCCGGTATTCAGTACACCGCTGGCAACGTCGGAGCAATGCAGCGTGCGCTAACGCCGCCGAGCGAGTCTGTCGGTTACACCCCGCAATCGTATGCAGAATCTGGCATCGCCGGTGCGCCCACGGGTTCGTATGTGCCAATGGCCGGGTACAACGTAGAAGGTTTGCCGGGGCCGATTGGTACTGGCCCCGCTGCAAACACCAACCTTATCCCTGTGCAGGGCGCAAGCACCGCACAGAATCAGTATTTCGGCATGGCGCAGGGTGGCCCTGCCGCTCCGACGAACCTTGGTACGTTTGATGCCAGCCAATTTACCTCGCAAGCCGCCCCAAGTGGTCAGGCGTTTGGCACCGCAGGCGGCGGCCCATTTGCCGGTTTGTTTGGGTTTGCCGGTGGTGGCCCGCAGGGCTTAAATCTGCAAGGACTTGACCTGTCAGGGCTTGGCGGCGTCGCTGGTGGCCCACAGCAGGGTCAATTCGGCTACGCCCAGCGGTTCGTTCAAGGCCCGCAGTTACAGGGCCAAATTGACGTATCTAACATTGCTCAAGGCCCGATCAACGCGGGCATGACGGCACAGACGGCATTGTTGTCGCGTTTGTCGCCGCAGTTGCAGGGCGAGCGTCAGCAGTTACAGACGCAACTGATTAACCAAGGTTTGCGACCGGGTGGCGAGGCGTATAACGCTGCCATGTCGGCACAGATGCAGAAGGAAAACGACCTTCTGTTGCAGGCGGCCGCGCAGGGTATCAGCCTTGATCAAGCCGCACGCCAACAGCAATTTGCCGAGCAACAATCCCGTGCGATGTTCGCCAACCAAGCCGCGCTGTCGGGCTTTGGTGCGGGTATGGAGCAGGCGGGGTTGTTCAACCTCGGAGCGCAACAGGACTTGCAGTCCTCACTTGCCACGCAAGCCGCGCAAAACCAAGCCCAGCAGCAAGCGTTCCAACAGCGGTTGCAAGCGGGTGAGTTTGGCCGTGAAGCGCAATTGGCGTCGTTCGGCACACAGCAGCAAGCGCAGGAAGCTCAAAACCAAGCCATCGCACAGAATTTTGCACAGGCTCAAGCCGCACAGCAGATGCAGAATCAGGCTGTCGGCCAGAACTTTGAGCAGGCGCTGGCGGCACAGCAAGCGCAGAACGCCGCCCTCGGTCAGAACTACCAGCAAGCCCTCGGCGCGGCTGGATTCAACCGTGAAGGCTTGTTACAGCAGTTTGGCATGGGTCAGTCAGCGCAAGAGCTTGCCAATCAGGCGTTGGCGCAGAACTACCAGACGACGTTTGATCAGGCGCGACTGCAAAACGAAGCGTTGCAGCAAATCTTCAATCAGTCGCAAGCCCAGCAGCAGTTGTACAACCAAGGCATCGGGCAGAACTTCCAGCAAGCATTAGCAGCGCAGGAAGCAAACCTTGCACGGCAAGCCCAACAAACCGGTCAATCGCAGGAAGCCGCGCAGTTTTACAACCAAGCGCAGGCACAGGCATACCAGCAGGAGTTGGCGCGTCAGGCGGCACAGAACCAAGCCATCGCACAACGCTTTAGTCAGGTCATGGCGCAACAGGATCAGCGCAACGCCGCTATCGGCCAAGGCTTTGACATCGGCGCACAGCAGGCAGCGTTCCAAAACGCAGCACAACAGCAGGCGTTCCAACAGAGCATGGCGCAGCAGCAGTTCTACAACACCGCTGTGCAGCAGGCACTTGCTCAACAGGCGGCTATCCGCTCGTTGCCGGTCAACGAGATCAGCGCCTTGTTGTCAGGCGGTCAGGTCAGCATCCCGCAGTTCCAAGGCTATCAAGGCGTGTCGGTCGCACCTGCACCGATATTCCAAGCCGGTCAGGCGGCGGGCGATTTCGCACAACGCAATTACCAGAACCAAATCGGTTCTTACAACGCTGGCATGGGATTGCTCGGCAGCCTTGCTGGAGCCGCTGGCACCGCGCTTGGCGGCCCGTTGGGCGGCGCAATCGGTAAAGGATTATTCGGAGGCTAATGCATGAACGGATTTACCCCTGACCGAAAGCCGCAGCAGATGGCGCGTATGCTGGCAATGCAGGAGCGGAATCTGTCGCTCAACAGCCCCGGCAACAATATGCGGAACGTTCCGCAGCCTAACCTGATGTACTCGGGCGCTACGCCTAACACCAACCCCGGTGTGCCGCCGCAGGCCATGAATTTTAACGGCCCACCGCAGGCCATGCAGGGCGGTCGTCCGATGGGTTACGGCCCACCGATGAGCGGCATGGGCAGCCCGCAGATGGGGCCGCCTCGCTCACCGCAAGTGGGCGGCATGATGCAGCGCCCGCGTATGCCCGCTCCCGCAGGTATGACTACGCCGCAGGGAGGCTCATACAGAGGAGACTTTGAAAATGCCGGTTAAGTACACGCAAACTTTCCGCGCACCGACTGAATACGAGCGCCAGTTAGAGGAAGCGCGTCGGCGTGCCGCATTGGCAGAAGCCCTTGCACAGCAGGAATATCAGCCAATGGAAGGCAACGCAGCCCCGATCCCCAAGGCTGCGCCGCTCGTAAAAGCATTGCAGAGCTTTATGACCGCCCGCGCAGGTCGGCAGGCAGAAGAAACCAAAGCTGCCGCCGAAAAAGCGGGTCGCACCGAGGCGGTGGACTATATCCGTTCGTTTGATCCCGAGCAGCGCAACGTCAACATGGCGCAACTTGCTGCTATGGAAGCGCCGATGCCAATGCTGGAGGATGGCCGCATCTCGTATGCGCCGCCGAGCGCCGTGGCAGCGCCTAACCAGCGTTTGATGCCAATGATGGGGGCAGACGGACAGCCTGATTTTAGCCAGCCGATGCAGATGCAGGTTGGCGGCCCGCTGACAGCAGCGCAGAAGCGTGCGCGAGCATTGGAAGGTTTGGAAAGCGGCAACCCGATGGTGCAGCAGTTCGCCATGTCGCAGTACGAGGCGACAACGCCCAAACCGACCAATCTCAAGATTGGCGACATTGATCCCAGCAAGTTCACGCCTGCAAGCGTGGCTGCGGCCACTCGGGCTGGCGACGTCAGCAAATTGGTTGCGATTGAAAAGCCTGCCGAATCTATGGTTGGTAAACCGTCACCGGCTGACTTTACGCCTGCCAGCATTGCCAAATTCTCACAAACGGGTAATTACGCTGATTTGGTTGCCGTTCCCAAACCAGCGCCCGTTACCAACATTGACCTTGGCCCAAAAGACACTTTTAAGTTAGAGGCTGACTTACGCAACGAGGTCAAAGACAAATTAAAAGATTACGACGCGGTTAGAAGTTCGTATCAAAAGATTGAAAACGCACTAAAAACCGGCGCAGGTGACATCGCGGTGGTATATGCGTTTGCCAAATTAAATGATCCAACCTCGGTGGTGCGCGAATCCGAATTTGCCACAGTTGCCAAATCAGGATCGCTCGGCCAGCGCATCAAAAATCTGGTTGAACAAGCGCAGTCAGGCAAAATGAACCCGGAATTGCGTGAAAATCTGCGTCAACAAGCGCGGCAAATGTATTTGTCGCAACAAGCCAATGCAGAAAGCATTGTGAATCAATACCGCGATTTGGCTGGCACTTATAAGTTAGACCCAAACAAGGTATTGGCGGGCATCAACATCAATAACCTTGCAGCCAAGGAAGATGAAGATGTCATTGATTTGCCGCCTCGCCCGCGTGGTCGTGGGAGATAGCAATGCCAAAATATCGCGTTGAAGGCGAAGTTTACGAAGCCAATAGCCCAGATGAAGCGTATGCCAAGCATGATGCTGCTATGGCAATGCGTCAGGGCGCACAAATGTCGCCTGTGGCTCAAGGCGCATTGACTGCCGCGCAAGGAGCCACGTTTAACTTTGCCGATGAAATGGCAGGGTTAGTAAACCCGCGATACCGCGATGTAGTGCGTGGCGCTACGCAAGAGTTTGCACAACAGAACCCCATGAGCGCGGCTGGGCTTGAGTTAGCGGGCGGCCTTGCAACGGCTCCGTTTACCGGCCCGCTGTCATTTGGTCGTGGCATAACTACAACGGGCAAGATTTTACGCACCGGAGGCGACATTGCCGCCCAAGGCGCATTGGCAGGCGCGGGTGCTGCTGACGAAGGCGACCGATTAGCGGGAGCTGCCGAGGGTGCTGCGATGGGCGCAGCCGTTGGCGGTGGCGCAAACGTCGCGGGTCGCATGATTCGCAGCGGCATCATTACGCCCGCTATGTCACGTTTGCCAGAAGGCGTGATGGGCATGGTTCCCGAAACTGCTGGCGGTTACAACGTGCGCCCTGATTACGCCCGCGAGCGCCTCGCAGAATTGCTTGAGCGTGACGCACAGGCCCGAATCATGACGGGCGTGGAACCGGGGCAAGAGGCTGTGATGAGCGCAGCCCGGTTGCGGAAACTTGGCCCAGAGGCTCCGATTGCCACGGCGGGCGGTAACACGCTGGCCGAGATAGATATGCTTGCCAATCTGCCGGGATCGGCAGGTCGGCAACTGACCATGCAACAGCGTCGTATTGCAGCAGGTCGTGGCGGCGCGATTACCGAAACCGCTGAACGTGCTACGGGCGTCACCCGATCCGCAGAAGATGAATTGACCGACCTTGCCAAGCGTCAAGCAGATGCGGCAGGGCCGTTGTACGACAAGTTGCGGAGCGCCACGTTCCCCGTTGATGACGAATTGCAAAGCATCCTTGGTCGCGCACGACTTGACCTTGGTGCGGCACAGCGCACGGCTACCCGACGCGGTGAGCCACAAGTTTCGTTGCGTCAGTTGAAGCAAGGCGACCAGTTGCCGTTTGCTGCTGCTGATCAACTCAAGCGCAGCCTGTGGGATAAGGCGCAAGCCGCTCGCCGCAAAGGCTCAAACAATGAGGCTGCTGACCTTGACCGCCTGCGGTTGGATTTGGTCAAAAAACTAGACTCGTTGTCACCTGATTACGCCAAAGCCCGCGAAACATTTGCAGGGTTTGCCGAGTTGGAAACAGCGGTGGATTTGGGTCGCTCGGCGCTGTCAGAAACGTCAGAGTCATTATCCAAATTAACCAAGGAAATGACGCCATCCGAGTTGGAGGCGTTCCGCGTTGGCGCGGTGGATTCGCTGCGTCAGGTCGCGGGTTCGCAGGCAGGGCAAACGCGCTTGCTGAATATGTACAAGGAGCCAGAGCTTAAAGGCAAACTCCGAGCCATATTTGGCAACGATTTCCGTGAATTCCAGCGCATGATTTTGTCGCAGGAAGAATTGAAGAAATTAGAGCGTGTGGGCGGCGGTTCCCAGACGTTTAAGCGTTTGGCGCAAGCGCAAGACCAGAAAGATACGTTTGATTTTGTGCAGGCATCGCAAGCAGCAACTAATCCTGTTGGCACGCTTCAGATGTTGCAGCAGAAAGCCACGCAATACGGAATGCCAGAACAGCAGCGCAATAAACTAGCGCGGTTGCTTATGTTGCGCGATCAACCCGCACAAGATGAGCTGCGAAATATGCAGGAATACATGCGCCGCCGTGCGATGGGGCAGGCGTTGGGTCGGCAAACGTCAGGCCGTGTCGGCGCGTTTGGCGCGGGTCAGGAATAGGAGATAAGCAATGAGCTTTAACGGCAGCGGCGTATTTGTCATCAATTCGGCAGGCCAGCCGGTCGTTGCCAACACGGTTATCTCGTCAACCGTTTTCAACGCTCTGACGGCTGACCTTGCTACCGGCTTGACCAACTGCATTACCAAGGACGGTCAATCCACGCCCACGGCTAACATCCCGATGGGCAACAACAAGATCACGGGTCTTGCGGTGGGTACGCTGGCGTCCGACGCCGCTAACCTCTCACAAGTACAGTCCACCTCGGTCAAACTGATCACGGTCAGCGGTGCAGATACCGTTACCGGCACGCTTTCGCCTGTCCTTGCGGCGTATGAAGCAGGCCAGATGTTCTATTGGGTGGCCGCTGGCACCAATACCGGCGCTGTCACGCTCAACATCAACAGCCTTGGCGCAAAGGCGGTCACGCGAGACGGCAGCACGGCGCTAATCGCGGGTGACATCCAATCTGGCGAAATCGTGATGGTCGTCTACGACGGCACGCGGTTCCAGATGATTAACGCCGCCAACTCGTTCGGCAACACAACAATCAACGGCACCCTGACGGTCACCGGCAACGCAGGTTTCCAAGCCAACGTCAGCATCACCTCGGCGCTATCGGTCGGTGGCACGCTGACGGTTACCGGCAAATCTGATCTACCGACCGTATCTACCGCCTCCATGAACGCAGCGGTGGCTGTGGTTACCGATTTGCGTGCGACCAGCGCCTCTATTACCTCCGCAAACGTCGGCACGGCGGTTATCTCCACAGGAACGGTGACTAACCTCACCGCAACCAGCGCCTCTGTGGCGTCGGTTAATGCGGGCGTGGCGCTACTGACAACGGCCACGGTTACTAACTTGTCGGCTACCAGCGCATCTATCGCATCGGCCAACCTGACGAACGCTAACATTACCAATCTCACGCTCACGGGCGTGTCGGTGGCGTCGGCTAACTTTGGTGTCGCCAACGTCACGGACTTGCGTGCAGCGGGAGCCTCGGTCACCTCTGCTAATGTCGGCACAGCGGTCATCACGACCTTGACAGCCACGGGAGCCTCGGTCGCATCGGTTAACGTCGGCACCGCAGCGGTTACCCGATTAGATGCTACGGGCGCATCGGCTGCCTCCATCAACGCGGGTGTGGCGTTAATCACCACCGGCACGGTCACTAACCTTACATCCACTAGCGCGAGCATCGCCTCGGCTAACCTCGGTACGGCCAACATCACGGCGCTGACGCTGACGGGCGTATCGGTCGCCTCGGCTAATGTTGGAGTCGCCAACATCACCGACCTGCGAGCGGCAGGCGCGTCGGTTACCTCGGCCAACGTCGGCACGGCTGTCATCACCACGCTCACCGCCACAGGGGCGTCTATTGCCTCTGCCAATGCGGGGCGGTTGGATGTTACGGCAGCCTCGGCAGCGTCCATCAACGGTGCGGTGGCGCTCTTTACGACCGGCACGGTGACCAACCTCACCTCTACGTCGGCCAGCATCGCCTCTGCCAACCTCGGTAACGCACAGGTCACCGGAGCGAGCATCGCATCGGCCAATGTCGCGGCATTGACGGCAACGGGAGCGAGTATCGCCTCGGCCAACATTGGCACGGCGGTGATCAGCACGATTGCCTCGGTATCTATCGGCTCGGCCAACATTGGTACAGCGGCAGTTTCCACGCTGACCGCAACCAACGCATCTATCGCCTCGGCAAACGTGGCAGCGATGCGCTTTATCGGCGCATCCTCTGGATACGTCGGCTTTATCGCTCAAACATCAGCAGGCTCTGCAACGTATACTTGGCCCAATGCCGATGGCATCAATGGGTATGTGTTGCAAACCAACGGATCAGGAAACTTGTCTTGGGTCGCACAATCTGGCGGCGGTGGGGGCGGTGGCTCCAATGCCTTCGCTTGGTTTATCTCTTGAGGTAACTAAAAATGGGCATTCTTGTACTTGACGCAACTACCAAATCCATCGTCGTCGCCATGTCGGGCGCGGCGGCCACGACCAACCCTGATTTCACGGCTGCATGGGCCGATGACACGGGATCGGCGTTTACCGAGGGCGCATCAGACGGTGCGCTAAACGGCACCAGCAGCGTCACCTTGGTGGCTGCGCCGGGGTCATCTACCCGCCGCGTCATCAAAAACATCACCATTGAGAACAAGGACACGGCAGCCGTCACGCTGACCATCTCCTACAACAACAACAGCACCTTGCGAACTATTGCCAAGGTCACGTTGAACGTAGGCGACACTTGGACAACAGACGGCACGTTTGACACCAACGGCTCGTTTAAGCAGACCCTTGGCAGCATCAACCTGTCCTCGGGCGTCACCGGCACGTTGGGAACGGCCAACGGCGGCACAGGAACAACGACCGGCAGCCTCGCAAACTGCACCGTAGATGGCACTAACCCGGTTGGTTACCGCAACATCCCGCGCTCGGGATCGGCCAAGACCACCTCGTACACTCTGGCTACCGGCGATGTGGGTGAGTTTATTGAAGTCGGATCGGGCGGCTCGGTGACGATTCCTGACGCCACGTTTGCTATGGGCGATGTTGTGTCGGTGTTTAACAACACTTCGGGCGCTATCACGATTACTTGCACGATTACGACGGCGTATATCGCGGGTACGGATGCGGACAAGGCGAGCGTGTCATTGGCTACAAGAGGCGTGGCGACAATACTGTTCTTATCAGGTACGGTTTGCGTTATTAACGGCAACGTGAGTTAAGCCATGAGCGGCATTATGAGTTTGCTGCTCGCTGCCAAAGTTGCGGGCGGCGGAGCGTTTACCGAATACAAGATTTTTACCGCATCGGGTAACTGGACCGCCCCGACCGGCGTGACGCAAGTTGAATATCTTGTCGTTGCCGGTGGCGGCGGCGGTGGAAATAACGGCGGCGGCGGTGGAGCGGGAGGGTTTCGTACTGGAACCGGATTATCTGTTACTGCAGGAACTAATTATTCAATAACTGTTGGAGCGGGAGGCGCTGGAGGAACAACCGCCGCGCCAAGTTATGTTGATGGCGTAAAAGGTAGCGATTCCGTATTCAGCACTATTACGTCTACTGGAGGCGGTTTTGGCGGCGGCGCTATTGGCAGTAATTCTGGGAATGGCGGCGCAGGCGGTTCAGGCGGCGGCGGCGGCTGGGGCGTTTCTAATACAACTGGCGGGGCTGGTAACACGCCAAGCACTTCTCCATCTCAAGGAAACAACGGAGGAAATGGACAAACTGGTAGCACCGCTGGCGGCGGAGGCGGTGGCGCAAGCGCCGTGGGTGGCAATAATTCAAGTGGAGTTGGCGGCTCCGGTGGCAACGGAACCGCATCAAGTATTAGCGGCTCTTCTGTTACTTACGCTGGTGGCGGCGGTGGTGGTGGCGGCGGCGCTGGCC